ACCGGGATCAGTCGCGATTACCGCACTTCCAACCCCGAGACCGCCGCTGCCATTAAGTCTAAATTTCTCAATGAGATTCGTTGACCCACCGGCGACAAGTCTTACCGCCATGTATCCGCTGTGGTCGCTCCCAGACTGCAAGTTGACCGTGTTGAAATCAAGTGACGCTACACTTGAGTAAACCGTCCCATCATAGGCTTGAGCCCCAAAACTGAAGATCGTGGCCGCAGCGGCGACTGCTGTCTTAGAGGCTTGCGTATTGTTGGCTCGCCTTGGTGCAAAGAAACTCTGGTTAGCAAAAGTATCCATCGCGATTCCGCCGATCACGCTATCGCCAGAGATCATATGCAGGCTTGGTGTCCCGACAAAGGATGCCGTTGGGGTCGCGGTGTTCTGATTCAGCGTGAGCAATGGACCTGAAGCCGGTGCCGCGTTTGCCCCGAACTCCCATTGCTGACCTGTCGTGATCTGGCCGGCGAAGGTCGAGCCATTGCTCTGGAAAGTATACGTTCCCGATGCTGTGTGGATCGGAGATGAGATCGACGTATTGCCGGTGATCGTGGTGCCGGTGATCGCCAGCGGCGTGGCGGTTCCGATGATGATGTTATTGAGTTGGTTGCCGCCGCCCGCGATCGTGCCGGCGAGTGTGAAGGCGTTGATCGTGGTTGCCGTCAGCGTCGTGATTGTGCCGAGGGACGTTAGAGATGAGGCCGTGACGCCAGCCGCGAGCGTTGACCCGGTCAATGACCCTGCCGGCGCCGCCACTGCGGTATTGCAGCTAAAGCCGGTGGCGGAAGTCCACAACAGGGCGCTTGCCGAGGTGGAGCACGATGGAACGGACAAGCCTACGGGGGTCGTCCCAGAGATAACACCCGCCACCTGATTTGCCGTGAGCCCTGTAATGCTGCCGATCGCCGGAGTGATCGTTGCAAAGCTGGCCGACGTGATCCGGCCCTTCACATCCCACGTCAGAACTGGAGTGATGGTGGTGCTACCGGCACTTCCTGCAGAAACAACAGAGATGAGATTCGCTACGCACGATCCAGCAGTTGACGTGATGTCTCCACCGGAGAGTGCTGGCAACTGCGCGCAGGAAGCCGAGCCGGACAGATCTCCGAATGCCAAGATTGCCGAAATGAAGTTTGTACCATTGCCACGGAGCACATTTCCGGATGCCGCTACGTTGGCGATTCTATAACCATTCAGCGCGTTGATGACTCCGTTGCCTGGATCGACCACGGTCGAACTAACCGATAGGCCACCGGTTGCCGTTACCCGAGCTGCGAGAGCAGCGTTGATGTAAAAGTCAACCGGGTTGGCACCGGATGCATACACTGTGATCCCTGATAGTGCAGCACCAGAAAACACAACCGATCTATTGGCAGGACCGATTACTCCGGTATAGCCCGTGCTGGTAACTCCAAAGAGTGCAGCCCCCACACTGTTCGTTGCGTTAAAATAGGTGAAGGCAACCGTTCCGGTGCTGGCATTCCTGATAGAGAAAGACGGTTCAGCGTTGACTGATACTGATGACGATATGGTACCAAGTCCGAAACTTGACGCGCCATTTAGCGTGATTCCGCCATCGTTCTCGATTCGCATGCGCGTCAGCGCAGTGGTGGCTGCGGAAGCCGCAGTCTGAAAATCTATGTAGGTTGGGTGACTGGTAGCTGACCATGTGCCAGCTGAGAACATCCGAACTGCCGCAGCGCTGACGCTGGATCGCGAGACACCGTCGTAACCTCTCGCCACGATGGCGGCGATCTCGTTGTCAGCTATCAATGTCGTCGGCGCCGCCAAGGCGCCATTGGCCCGAAAACCTATAAGCGCAGTTCGGGCACCATAAGTATCGACCTCGATACTGCCGTTGACAGTATCCGCCTGGGAAAGTTGCAACATCGTTCCGGTCTGCGCCAGATCCGGAGGTGCGGCATTTAGATTGATGATCTGCGCGGCCGTGAACGTATTCGTTGCATTCGTCACTGCGCAAATCATGCAAGGAGCAGAGATCAAGTCGATCGTGACACCATTCACTCGCGCGAAAAGGCTTGATGATGTTACCCAAAGATCGCCGTTGTTAGGCGACGTAGGAGCCACGCCAGGCGGAATGTTGAAGCCAGCATTTCCTGTTGTCGATGAAGCCGTGATGAGAGGACCGCTTAGTGTACCGCCGGTCCTCAACAGTGGCGGGGCACCAAGATAATCCTGCTTTCCGGCGAATAAGGCATTCCATTGACCGGCTGTCAGCCCTTGGCCCTTGGTAAGGCCGGGATTCGATTGCGCTACCGCCATCGTCGACCACGCGGCTATCAGCGCGGTCGCGACGAGCGTTTTAAAAAATCTCATTTGATTTATTCTCCGATCAGGATAGCGGGAGCTTGCCAAGCATCGATCGTGTCGGCGGACAGGTCTTCGATGTCGTGCTGCGCTTTGGCAGAAGCATACTGGATAGCTTCGATTTTCGATCGTCTATCGTCCTGCTCTTTGAGGAAGGCATCGTCTTCTGGGGCAATTGCGCGCTGCTGAGCAATGGGAGGAGGAGAAGCTATACGTGTCTTTCTCAAACCGATCGCTTCCGACACCGATTTTAGAAAACCATTATTTGCGAATTCGAGAGCCGCCGCTTCTTCTGCCGCTCGAACTGCCGCGCGAGCGTTCTCGAATTCGATAATTGCTATGGCTGATCGAATCTCGTTCTCGCGAATATTAAGGAATCGCTGCTTGCCGTAAGGAAAAATCTTTCCGATCGCGGCACTCTCGGCCTGGTGAATCTTGCTCAACAGGTCGTTCTTCTTCATTCTCAAAATCTGCTCTGCCGTCGGTCCGTCATCTACCAGCTCGTAGTCCATTTCCGAATTTTCGTTGACAGCAGCTTCGATCAGAGGATGAGCAGTAGGCCGCGGGTGAGCCCAATGTTTTTCTATTCCAGTGACGCCTTTGACTTCGTCCGCTCTCATCCGCGCATCGTGTGCGCGCCACTCCTTCATCTCGACAGCGAATGCCGCCGCGCGCGCCGGAAAATCTTCAATGCTTCCTATCGAGGACTTTAGAATTCGCGCCGTCATAGTTTTTGTCCCCAAAATACGAGCATCGAAAGCTCAACATTGTTGTGCGCAGTGCCGCTTCCCGAATTGTTGTTGTTGATTCCCATTCCAGTTGTCTGCGCAGCGTTGGTTATCGTCATGCCAGTTGCCGCAGAGGCAGCGGTGATGCCGGCGGTAGCTATGGTGCTGCTGGTGAACCCGCCGCCATTTTGGGCCGACGCATTCGATAGAGTGGCCTGAGCGTTGCTGGTTATGGTGTGTGTGTGGCCGGGGTCAGACAGTACATTGGCGTGCGTATGTCCCGGATCGAATAATGTATCGGGATGCGAGTGAACGCCATTTTCTGCCGAGACAAGAGCATGACGATTCTCGCCTACGATCGAGCCAGGCGTTGTCGTGTTACCTGAAGTGACAGGAATGCCAACGAGAAGGGTGGTTGTCAGGCCACCCATGGTATCAACGCCGGTAAAGTTCAAACCTCGTGCACTCGGTTGAGCCAACCTTTTGTTTGCCAAAAAATCGGCAACAGGATTCGCACCACGAGTAGTTGGTGCTCCCCCACTCGTAAAGATTGGACATTGCGTGTTAGAAAAATTTGCCCAGATAAAGCAGAACAGAAACAGGGCTGAATTGCTGGAAAAGACAGCACCAGAAGCAATACTTCCTATCCCACTGGCGTTCATCGCCACATAATCAGGTGGAAGCGTTGAGGTCAGGAACGGCACCGGCGTGCCTACCTGAACTCCGGCTCGAGCCCAACCGACCGAAGTTAGAGGGTCGTCAGGATTGGTTAGATTGCTGTCAACAGTCGAATACCATTGTGCTCCCAGCACAATCGATGAATCTACAATAGCGCCCTGCGGATAACCTCCGACGGCTGCAGCGAAGGTCGCGTCGAACGAGATGGGAGCGCCAGCTTGGTACCACTGATCCCAAGAAGTCTCGGCATTAAGAATGCCATTAAAATCTTGACCGAACGGAGGAACGCCTCCGCCGGAGAGTGCTGCGAAATTGTCCGGAACGAAGCCGTCGTTAAAGGAAGCCGCGCCATCCTGTATGCCTATTTGCGATGCCACCGGCACCGTTCGGATATAGGCGCCGGCGGCATTGACTGCCCATGCCTTCTGAAATCTGACGGGAATTGACGCTCTAAGCATAATTGTTCCTTTAGGCGGTTTCGACGGTCAGAGATACCCCGGTCGATGTAGGCAGTGCACCAGATTGAGAAATGATGGCAAGCTCGACGGACGTCAGGAAGAATTCGAATTTGAAAGTCATCGTCATGTCGAGATTGTCCTTGACGTAGCAATTGCCGCGGTTCGGAAACAAGTTAAGCAGGATCTGGTTGATGGCAGGTATGGATCCGTCACAGATATTCGCAAGAGCCTTCGCGAAGATCAGTGTTCTATAGGAGCTATCCGTCAGAATAAAATTGTCGTTGATCTGCTGACCAGTGAAAAATGGTGCTTGATTGAACGGCTGCGCAGGAATTCCTGCTTCTTCAAATCCCAGCCATGTCAGACCAGGAGAGACAACCGAAAGAGTTCGACTAACGTTGACAATTCGTCCCCACACATCGAGGCCATAGCCTTGCGCGGTATCGACGTTCTGCACGAGATCGAAGAAAGCATCAAAATTGTCGGTCTGATCGAGATAGGAATCCATGTTCTCGACAAGTCGCGTGAGGATAGGACTGTTCGCATATTGCGACAGCATCGTTCGCCACAAATCGAAGGCTTCGACACTTCCGATCGGATCCGGACCGCCGATCGACGAAACTCCGATCGTAAAACCACGACGCGCCCTGAAGATATCTGGACCGGTCATGTCGTGGTCACAGCGATATTGTCGGCGTTTATGGTTGGCACCTGGTCGGCGTTAACATCCAAGGAGACCAACGTTGGCTTTACCCCCTTCATCGCTCTACTCGAAACGGTGAGAGTTTTGTTGATCGCCCACGTCGACCCTGAACCGCTCAAGATGACGGTGCCGGCTGGAATGGCGCCGAGCAAATCGGATATCGTCTGCCCGATCGCAACTGTGCCCGTAACGGCAGATGTCGTCAGAGTTGATCCCGCTATCGAACCGGTGAAACTGGCATCTGGAGTATTATTTGATCCAACCAGAATCGAAATGACATTAGGCCATGAACCGAGAGAGCTTATAGGACCGTAGTATCTACTTGAGTATATCGTTGAAGCTATCTGCGCTCTCGTCCCGCCGTCAGCGCCGGCGAATGCGGAAATGATAGCTGTCTGAATTTGTGCTATCGCGTTCGATGGAATTTGAGCGTTGTTCGCGAGCACTACCGCAAACAGGATTGCGAGCGAAGCAGGTCGTTCAAACGAGACAGCATAGGACGGCAGCGGTGGAGAATAACCAGAATTGCTGTCAAAGACAGTAACCGTGGTGTTGCCATTATAGCCACAGCCCGGTGCCTTCTTGCTCCAGATCGCTTGCGCTACGTCTGAGTCAATGCCGCCGACAGCCGAAACATAGAGTGATTTTGCCGCGACCGACACCCCTCTGATCGTGACCGGAGAACTTGCGGTGTTTTCCGTGACGTAGGCATCGAGGATGTCGGCAACGCTGAGAACCGCGCCGCGGACTGACGGTAGAGAACCACGTGCGTTCAGTGCGACGGAGGCAGAGCGACGACGTTCGAATTCGGCTCGGCCCTCGACCACTCTACCGAGCACACCATCAGTTGGATTGGTGATGCTGTCCCAGCCCGGAATAGACCTGAAGATTGTCGTCAAGCTTCCGGCCGGACACGGAATCGGCCCGTCAGTGCTGCACTCAAAAGTAAGGGTGATGTTTCCGATAGCTGGGATACCGGTGATGGGATCGGTGCCGTCAGTGCAGGTGTAAATCAATCCGTCCGCGGACTTCGCTTGTGCGCCAGCTGGAATGATGACGCCCTGACCTCCGGTGCATAGCGCCTCAACCACGGTAGGAAGCGCTGGATTCCTCGACAGAAAATAAATACGAGCTATCGCATCCTGTCCTCGACCTGTTGCGTAGGCCGGGTCAAATTGATGGAACAGGTTTACTGTTTCGTCGTTTTTGTTTCCGATCAGAGCGGTAGTCGACGTTGCGAGTTGGCCGAGACCGGTCGTCAGAGCAGGATTGACGCCGCCCCCGAACGCATTATTGATGTCCGTCTGCACGCCGGCGAGAACAGATTGCTCTGAAGGCACGACGAAACCAACGTCGGTATAGATGAGACCCGGAACATTTGTTGTTACTGCCATGTCAGAACGCCGCCGCTGTTACGACGCCGTTTGCGTCGGTGATCTGGACCTGTCCGGTAACGCGGCGATCGGCAACTGAAGTGATGAACACCGTTGCCGAGACGACACCCGGCACCAGGAGCGCCTGACTGATGAACTTCTGTTTCATGTAGTTGATGTTTGGCGCTTTTCCGAACAGGGTTTGAAAATATGGCACGCCGAGCGTCGTGTTGTAATAGCACTCTCCGATGAAGGTACGGATTGCACTCGCAGCATCCTGCGCCATCGAATATGGATCGGACGCCATCGCCAGATCGCCATTGACGTCGAGCACGAAATCCCAAGCTGTCACATCCAAAAGCGCGGTTCTCATGGTGTTGGTCCGCCAGATGTTCCGCCGCCAGTCGTGACGCCAGTATGCTTATGCGACTTGAGACCGATTGTTCCGGCGATGACTTCGCCACTGGTGTCGAAGTTGCCGCTGAAGCGGCTTCCACCGACGTTCGTAATCGATCCCGATAACTGCATGCCGGATTCCATCACGGTGAGACCGTTGAATTGAACCTGACCAGTAAACACCCATCCTGATAATCCGGACACCAGACTATTGCTGTTCTTGTCGTGCAGCTCCATTCCGGTGTCGGTGAACTTGATGGTCTGCTCCGGATCTCCGTTCAGAATTCCGCCAATATAAATTCCGTCAGCGGCATCGAGCTGGCGATCGGATCCTGGATTGGCGATCGCCTTTGCGGCGACCACGGACGAGATGTCGCGATCGGAGCACACCATGATTCCGATGTCGTCGACGACAGGATCGGCCACGATAGCATTCTTGCCGAACTGCCATTGCCAGTACGGAATACCGAGGATCACTCCATGTGGAGTTGACCTGCTGTTGCCGTCGAGCTGGTTCACCATCGGCTGCACGTCGACTGTCTTCGCAGCGGTGTCAACCACCTTTACCTTGACAATCTTCATGGTCGATATTCTGGAGATTAGCTGCGCAATGACAAATGCGTGCGGATTGAAATCCCCGACGCTGTCGTTCGGATCTTGCTGGCCAAATCCGCTATCGTCAGCCATTTTACTTCGCCGGAGTCGGATGTTTGGGATTGTAGGCCATGATCGTCGAATCCCACTTTCCGTTCGGGGTTTCTGACTCGAGCGCGTGCGAGAGGCCATAGATGGCCCATTGCCCTGTCGTCAATACCGAACTTTCCACGCTGACCTGCTGACCCAGGCCGAACGTCGAGTCATACAGATTTTTGACCATGATGCCGTAGGCCGTATAGGTCGGATATCCCTGCATGCTGCCCTTCGGAGGAGGAGCGATCACCGGAATTTTCCCGCCGGTTCGCACGCCGTTCTTTGGCCAAATCGCCAGCGTACCGCCCTCGCCGGCATTCCATGAAATTCCGGCTTGCTTCACGACGCGTTGCGCTTGCTCACGCAATGAGCCGGAGTAATAGCTGTTCGGCAATTTCGTTTGCACGCCGGAGTTTTCGAACCGCAGCCCCATCTTGGTGGCATAGCCCGCCATGATCGTTGCGACGTCGGCCGGCCCCTTGAAGCTGGAGGCTTCCGCCGGCGCCGTGGCGAACGCAGCCAACGTGTGCGCCGAGATGTGAAAGGCGACTTCAGGCTGAGCATTGAAGTCTGCATAGGCTGCGATGATGTAACCCTGAAAGGCAGTCGTCATGTTGCCACCGAATTCACCAGCAGTCAGCGTGATGGCGTTCTTCGGCACTAGGTTGATCTGCACGCCAAGCGTCGACAGCTGATTCATCTCCGACTTCGTCATGCCGTAGATCGTCAAATCAAGAGTGCCGTCGGACAATCCGCCGGCGTTCTGAATTTGCGCCGACATCCTCAAGCCGGCTGGCAGCTCGACCGCGTTGCCACCCTCTTTGAAGGTGGCTCCGCTGGCAGCCAGCGATATCTTGGCGCCGAGAGCGCGTCTTACCAGCGCCATCAGCCGACACCAGGGGGAAGCTCTGAAGCTTCGATGTAGACAAGTTGAAATCTGGATCCGAGGCCGGTGTAGTCCGGGTCGACCGGAGAACTTCCAGCTGTGTCAAAAAATGCAAGATCGCCTGCAAAGCCCAGATAGAGATCACGAACGATTCGATTTGCATGTTGGCAGATCACGCTCAGAACGATGACCTGCTGTCCGTTAAGAAAGACGTCGATGTAGAGACCGCTTGCGAGCTGATAGATGTTCAGGTCGCAACTCTGACCCGCGAGCGGTACTGTGAACGATTGATTGGGGACCGCCTGCAGCGGAATAATCTCTGCCATCAGGGTAATGCATCCGAAAGGTTGAACTGGCCTGGAGACGCCGTCACGGGCTGCACCACGCCACCATTTAGCGGGCTTGCGGCGCTTGGTGATTGCGGGGATACGATCGCAGCAGTTCCCGTGAAGCGATCTGAGAACGTCGTTCCTGTGCTTGAGGAAGCGGCCGTCGACCCGGCTGTCGAAGCATTTGCCGCCGTCGAATTGGTGTTCGTCGTGAACGTCGAGGACGACAGGACCCGAACTTCCTCGCAAAAAATATCGACAGTCAGTAGGCCCACGCCATTCTGCGCCGTGCGCCGATAATCCATGTGAACAGGGTTGACGCTTTGATAGATCGCCTCCGGGCTGACTGCGTCCATCAAATCGAGCGAAGCCATGGCTGCCTCTGCGCTTTCCAGAAGCGCCTGCCTGTCGGCTGGACTGCCGCCGGTCGAAAAGCGCAACCGGACTTCGCGCGGCCTCTGCACTTTGTTGTAGCTCTCAAAACCGCCCTCCTCGACCTGAAAGTCTGAGATCCTTGCGGTCTTCTGAAATTCGAACGAAATTACCGATTCCGCAGTCACCACTGCTTGCCCATCGAGGAATAGGCCCCAGGTCGGGCTGCCGAGGCCGGAGAACAGCGATAGCGCGTCCGTCAGTAGCAGCTCCACCACGGCGCCGATCGCGCCTGGTGCCCTCGGTATCGCCGGGATACCCGGTGCAAAGGGAATGTCGGGGAAACCAACCATTTACTGCTGCCCACTGTTGGCTTGCGCGGTGAAAGACTGCTTTTTGACAGCCGCGGCGAACGAACTGGCCCATGCGTCCGGACTGGGTCCGGCCGGCGGTGTCACATTGATCGGGCCATTGATGTTGACTTCGGTCGTCGACGTGGAAGAAGTGGCCCCGCCGCCGCGCTCAATCCCCTCCCACTCACCGACGCCAACGCGCGCAGCGCCATGATAGGCACTCCAACCGTGCTTCTTGGCTTCATTGAGAGCGAACGAGATTCCGGCCCGCTCGTTGGCGGGGTTGGAAGGATCGAGGCCAGTTGCCGCGCGAAACTGGTCTCCGACCGCGCGGCCGCGGCCGCCGGGCGTGACGTGCAGCTGGAAAGCCCCGAATGATGTTTCATTGTCGCCCGAAAACTGAGTGAAGCCCTCACTCTTGGCAACCTGCATTGCAACATTCGGATTGATGTTGAGTCGAGCGGCTTCGGAGCGAATGAACTGTTCCTTTTCGGCCTGCGATACGAACGCGCCGCTCGTGACCGGATTGTTCGTGTTTGCCCCGAGAATATTGGAACCGGGTCCGGTGCCGCTACCGTTGCCGCGGTTCTGTCCAAGAGCTTTTCGATTTGGATTATTCAGATAGGCCCACGCGTCGCCCGGAGTCATGTTCAGGATATCGGCCAGCTCCATAATTCCGGAAGCGACGCCACCCTCACCTCCGAGCACCTTGCGACCGAGAGATTCGGCCTTCAGGCCCATCATCCCCATGCGCTTTTCGAGTTCTCCGAATGCGTCGGTGTCGGCCGTGGTCGCGACGCCGATCTTTGCGACCAGGTCGAGCACCTTCTGAAGGTTGCCAGTTATCATGGCGTCGTACAGAGCAGGGTCGAGGCCGATCTTGCGGCCGAGCAGGCCGGCTTGCGCAGGATCACGCGAATTGATGTTGCGCAGGTTCTCTGCGAGATCGAGATAGGATTGCTCGACGCCCTTGTTGATATCGATCACTTTGCCGCCGGCGGTCGATATCGCCCGCAAGTCCGCGATCAGCGGCGACACCATGCCGATTTTCCAGCCGGCGAATGCGTCCGATATAGACGTGAACGATTGCGCCATTTGCTCAGCGTCGCCGCCGAAGATTCGGGCGACGCCCTGCCACTTGCTGATGGTTGCCGCGGACTGGCCCAAATTGCGCTCGAGGCGCCCAAGAGATGCGTTGGCATGAGTGAGCTGCGTTGCAAAGGTGACGACGCCGGCGCCGCCGGTCAGCACCGCCAGCATTTCCAAAGCTTGAGTCTTGATGCCGCCGATCGCGCTGCTAGCTCGACCGGCGCCATATTCGATATTCTTGGCAGCCTTGACTTGCTGTTCCTCAAGTCGCTTGGCTGTCTCTAATGCCTCGCGCTGCTGCAGCGTGAATTTCGAAGCATCGAGCCCGAGTTCGACGACGAGGCTATCGATAACAGTTGGCATCTCAAGACCTCGGCGGATTCAGAACGCGGCGATTGTGCGCGTCGACGGCGGCGATCTCGATCATGTCGTAACAATCTCGCAAACCGTACACCGTCGACAATTCGTGCAGCGTCGCCATCCGTAAGCTGATGACCGTGCCGATTATTCTGGAGACGTTGACGTAGTCGGCGAGTTCAAATTCATGGCCGAGGTCGTTAGTTTCAATTTTTGGACGAACTCGGCCAGTGTAAAACCCACATGAAGCTCCAGGATGGTCTGGCGCAATATCGCCAGCGTCGAGACTTCCTCGACCAACTGAGGATTCCACGGAATCGTAATGGTAACGCCGGCAGCATTCTCCCCGGCCGGCGGCAGGTACTGCACGCACGCCGGCAGCATCTCGCGCCAAAGCGGCAACACTTCCTCCTGCCTCGCGCCCATGAACGCCTGGTAGCCGACGATCGCCGCACCGATCAGCCCCGCATCCGCCATTTCTTGCGGAACGATAAAGCCCGAGGTACCAAGCGCCATCAGCGCGCGGAGTCCCCATTCTTCGGCCTGGACCGCTGAGACTTCGGTGATGATGAAAGTCTTGCCGGCGTCGCGGTTCTCGATGCCGTCGGCCGGTTTATCGATGGTTACGTTTCTGCTTCTACGCATTCAGCTCGGCGTCGGGACGACGCGCTCCCATGTGATCGTGTGCTTGCGGGACTGCAGCACTTTCTTTGCATCCGGAATCGGCTGCCAGATCGACAGGAAGCCGCGGGTCATCGTCCACTTGGTCCCGACCGACGTCAAGAGCACCACACCGTTGATGACATACTTCGTCTGGTCGGACTTTTCCCGCAGCGCGACCTGGTCGAAGAAGAAGTTCGCCGGCGAATCCGCCATGAGGGCATAAGCCTGTTTGGTCGGCATGTTGACGAAACCAGATGTCAGATGACCGTCGACACCCATTTCCTCCTGACCAACCTGGATAGGATCGGTGCCGAAGATATCGTCAGCCGCGAATTGCTGCAGCTGGTATGGAGCAGGAAACAGCAACGGAACGCTGAGAAGGATTGTCGCATTGGCGGACGTGATGTTCATCGTTTCGATTCCTTGCGAAAGAGAAAGAAGGTGGCGCGCTTACTGCAGCACGATCGATGCCATGTCGAATTCCTGAACAGACTCGCCATCCACATAGTAGAACGTCATCGGAGGAGACCCGCGCGCCTGACGAACTTCCGGCGTTGCCGTTCCGATGTCGAGATACCAGCCCTGATTTGTCAGCGTGTCAGCGATATTCTTGCCGGCGCGCGCGTTGACGGCAGCGATTTGAGATCCGGACAGTATCACTCCGGCACGATATGCGCCGAAGTCCAAGAACTTGTTGATGGTGTCGGCGAGCGAAGCCTCGATCAGGGCGCGGCCAGCGGCGTTGTATGGAATCGAAAATGCGCTCTGCAGCAGGCCGACCAGCGCAGTTCGGAACGAGTTATTGATGGCGATCTGGTTGCAGTAGGTATCCATCCAGATGAAATCGCCGGACACGACACCGTCGGCGTACCAGATGAAAGACCCGTCGGCGTCGCCGTAGGCTCCATACGAATTGTAGCCGTTCGCCTTCAGGTTATCGAAGACCGTCTGATCCGTGACACCCGGTACCAGGCCGGATTGCTGACGGAATTTGAAGACAACGCGGCCGTTGAGCTGATCGAAATCGATCGAGCCGGCCGTGCCACATACGAAGGCCGCGAGGTTGCCGTAGTCGATCGCCGCGGTTGGATTGACCAGGTCGGTCGATGGCGGCTGCCAGTTGCACGATACCCCGTCGATGCCGGCTCCTGCAATTCTTTTGGCCAGACAGCTCGTCGCCGGCACCGTCACGGTCGGGGCCGCATCGTCATCAATAGCGGCGAACGCATACCGGTCATTTTGTGTCGCGTTCCACGTCGCAAAGGCAAAACGAATGTCGTTGCCGCTGACATCAGGATTGAAATTCAGCATCCATGTCGCAAAGCCGCGGTTGCTTGCGACCAGCGCTGACATGAACGCCCCCGGCGTCGCGGCGATAGCTCCTTGCGAAAGAACCGCGCCCGTCGCCGACGTGAGCAACAGGTCGGTTGCCATGGCGCCGGAGCCGAAGGTGATTGTCGAAGACGCGCCAGTCGTCGCAGAATTGATGACAAATCCACCGGAGACGCTGTCGTAGGCCACAGCGGGAGCATGGCCCGTGATGGTGGTCGACCCGGCCGTCTGGCTCTTGTCGACAAGATAGGTACCGAGGCCGCCGGCAGGACCCGTCAGCTGCGACAAGATCGTCGTATCCGCCGTCACGCCGGTTCCGGTGATGATCTGGCCTGGCGCAAAGGCGCCGGTCAAGGCAGACGCGGCCGTGAAGGTCGTCGTCGAGATCGAGCCAGTGGCGCTAGCGGACACCGCACCCTCGATGTCGAGCGTCTCGGCGATGATGATAGCTGCATTCGTAAAGGACGTCGCTCCGCTGAGATTGACCGATCCTGTTTTCAGGACGCCGTCGATCGTGATGCTGAGCGTCCCGGTAAAGGCCTGCAGCTGCGTCAGCGTGAGGCCGGAGACATTGCCGCCGCGAATATATGCCGCAACGTTCGCAAGCGGATATTGCGCAAAGAGAATTGAGCGCGGCTTTTTGTTCGAGTTGTCGAAGCCCGCGAAATAGTGAACAGCGTTGCTCCATTCGAGCGTATTGAAGCCGAAGAAGTTGCCGACCGCATCCGCAGAATTGAACGATGCCACGGTGCCGATCGGAACCCTCGTGTTTGTGGTCAGCACCAGGCCGATCAGCGCTTCCGATGAGCCGCCGGCGGGCAGCACCGCGGGGGTAACTCGGACGACTTCTGCGACGGGAATCGTGCTCATCTGGATTTCCTTTTACGGTGCGGTGATTGTTGAGTTCGGCCAGCCAGCAGAATCGGTCTCGACATCGATAATATCGAGCACGAGCGTTTGCGCAGATTGTGCCGGCGTGATGATCGTCTGGTTCACCTGAAGATTCGCTTCGAGGATATAGCGGTCTTCGTATTGCTGTTCGCCGCTGATAAACGGCATGTTGCGCGGATCGTCCGCGTAGAGCGGCGCGATGGTGTCGCCAAGGCCGGCGAAGAAGTCGACCGCGTAACTTGATCGAAACATCGTCTGCACTATCGACGCGTTGTCGAGTGCGGAGGATCCATGCACATCAAGCTGAATCGTGCATTGGGAAGGCGTCATGTACGTTGCGGCGAGACCAGCCGAGGCCTGCGCTTCAGAGGTGGTCGCCAGCCGCGGCATACGCAGCGGCCAAAACACGATGTAATTATCCTCAATCGGTTCAGGGACGCGATTGTCCTGCCCCGCCACCACGACAAACGGTACGTCGGGCCCGGTGCTCTGCAGCGGCAGCACGTTTTGCAGAAACGCGCGGATCGCTGCGAAGATGTCATCTTCGTTCGGCGATACGATCATT